AGCGGTGGAATTATTGCTGGAAGTTTTTCGCAAAAATCCGTCTATCGAAAAAGAAATCGTCAGGAAGTACGCAGCATGAAGCCGATCTTGGGAATCGACCCAGGCCAATCAGGAGCGTTGGCTTGGGTTTGCGACGGCGCATTGATTGAAGTGGTGGATATGCCGACGATTGAAGTGCGCGGCAAACGCAAAATCAATGCCGGTGCTTTAGCCAACATCATATGCAAGCGCGAAGTTGATTTCGTCGTGATCGAAGCTGTCCACGCCATGCCAAAACAGGGCGTGTCGTCGTCGTTTAATTTCGGCTACGGGGCGGGGCTGTTGGAGGGTGTGTGCGCTGCCCTGAACTATGCCGTACAGCTTGTGCCTCCCGCACAATGGAAACGGCTGGCAAGCCTCCCCGCCGACAAAGGTGCTTGCCGCCAACTCGCGGCCAGACACTGGCCCGGGGCGGCTCATATGTTTTCTCGGGTCAAAGATGACGGTCGAGCCGAAGCGTGTTTAATGGCCCGAATTTACAGCCTAAAAAAAGGCGATTGACAGGGTCGGACAATATGTCCTAAAACCCCTCTACCGGCGCTGACCGGGTTTGAATTGAAAGGGATTGAAAATGAACCTCGCAGATCGTTATGCTACTCTTAAGTTCCAGATCGAAGCCCTTGAACAAGAGCTTTCGGGCGTTAAGTCAGAAATCAAGGCTCTGGGCCAGGAGCAGATCGAAGGCGACAGCGTTTACGTCACTTTGTCACTGTCTGAGCGCAACAGCTTGGACACTGCCGCCGTCAAAAAGTTCCTGACCGAAGCTCAGATTAAAGATTGTACTAAAACGTCTTTGGTCGAAACCATCCGTATCAAACCAAAGGTTAAAATGGCCGCGTAGGGGTGCGCGGTTGGGAGGGGAGAAAAGAGGGGCCTAGCGCCCCTCTTTTTTTTTGCCTACACGACGTCTTCAAAAAACTCTTTATAAACATAAGCTTGGCGTTTACGGCCTCGACCTGGGTTTACGTTTTGGATCAGGGCAATGTCTCCGGCATCGACCAGCGCTTTAACAACATCCCTAAAATCGCGTTCTGGGAGCCTTCCAGAACGATTCCGCTTAATCTCGTACTCTGTTAGCCCCCGGCTCCCTGCCTTCTCTACGAGCCTCCTGACGGCCTTCAGGCGGGCTTCAAACGGGGTGTCAGCTATTTCATCCCTGGCCCCCCGCTCCATCGCCTCAATTGTCACTCGGCTCAGTTCACAGGCCCACCGCATTACGTCCCCGGTGACGTATAGGGCGCTGGGGTCGATCTTGGGCTTGCCGTCCTCGCCCACGTAGACCGGGGCGCTACAGGCGTACACCAGGGCGAATTTGAGGGCATTTTCGCGGGCACGGACAAACAGAGCGTCCGTCCCCCGCTCCCGCGCCGCGATCTTCGCGGCGTGCATCTCGGTTTCAAAATCACGGGCCACCGCTAAAGCCTCCGGGGTCATGGAGACAGTTTCGGGTGAAATCTTTCTGTTGCCGCCGACCATCTCAACGGCATTGCTGTTGAGGTCACGCTGATCCCAGGCTTGCAGCCAGGACACCACGCTATCCGGCACAGGCAGTTTGGCGGGGGTGCCGCCCAGCGGATCATGATCCCCGGCATCAAAAAGCACAAAGCGAGACAGCAGACCGTTAGTCACGTCCTTTGATCCGAGTGCCGCGAATAGGCCAGCCGGAGTGCTGCAACCTAAAACACAAACGCACGGCTCATCCACCGTTTTGATTTGGTCCGCGTCGGCATACGACTTGCCTTTGAACTTTGTCGCGCTAGACGAATACAGCTTCAGCAATGTGCTGGTGACATTGGTCATATGCACACCAGCCTTTGCGTTGTTCGTTGCCCCGATCAGAAACGACACCTCATCTAAAAGCATAACTTGATTTGGTTGCCTGTGAACCGCAGTAACGATACCGGCGTCTGACGCAACCTCTTCCACCCCGATGATCTTTTCAAACAAGCCAGCCGACGTGGCGACTTGTTTAGGTGCGGAAAGCAAACGCTCTTTACCGGCACCTGAGTGAGCTATAGCCAATGCATAAATATTTGCGCGCACGCCGTAGTCCTGCAGTTCAGCTTTCCGCCCTATCGCCGCTCCGAAGAACGTCAACACCGAAGCCAGCGCAAGAGCAGGTTGCGGCTTTACAGCAGTGCCGCAAATAAAGTCATGCATGTCTTTCATCACGGGCGGCAAATTGGCGTAGAGATGCGGAGGTATGTTGCTTGCCTTGTCATAGGCTTTGTATTCACCGTGCTTGATCGTCGGCGCTCCGCCGATTAATTTTTTCATTAAGTTGGAAATATCCACGGCTTCTTCAGGCACCAGAAACCGCTCATCAGTTAGATCAGAGACTTCCAGCGTTCCATCAGCAAGCATCGCCTTGAGATGATCTAACCTGTCGTGATGCGAACACCCTGCATGCATGCAGTGAATCACAAACCCGCTGGTGATCGACGGCAGATTGGCCCGAGGTAGATCGGCGGCGTTAACCGCATAAGTTCCCGTCTGCTCCGCGCCGCCGGTAACGTGATCTCCGCTGTTAGGGCAAATGATGTGCGCCTTCACGCCATTTTTGCGCGAAGTGAATATGCCTGAAGCTTTCTCGCGCAAGGCATCTACGATTTGGAAGCGTTTCGCGTATTGCGCGGCCCATTCTGTCAAATCGACAAATTCGCCAACTTCCGAAACGGCAGAAACATGAGAAATTTTTACTTCGCGCAACTTTTTTTGAACAGGAGCGTTGAACAAAGGCGATTCGATAGTTGCATCCGGCAAATCAAACAAAGAACAAGGAATCCCCTCACGAATCACCGCATATTCAAATACGGAGTCTTGGCTTTTGATGCGCGGAAAGTAGAACAGGCGGCTGGTGTCAACGCAGCTCTGATCATGGTGCATATTCAGCGCGTGAGCTAACGCCCCGATGCGTTCACGCCAGCGAGTGTTGGCTGCATTCTGGCTTTCAAACTCCGCAGCGACCCAAGGCCTTTCTAACGGAATCACAATGCGGAATTTTGGGCACGGCTGATGCTCCACAACAAGATTGCGTGCCGTTCCGTCGCGGACCTCGTCTGTGATCCTTGCACCCTTAACAACGCGGGGAAGGAAACCTTTCTTTTGCAGCAGATACGTTTCTACTGTTTCTTCCGGGTTCTCGGCTTGCCACTTCTCAAACGGTGTGGCCGCGATGCTGGTGGTGTTGGTGAGGTGGCTGTGAGTGCTATGAATGATCGCTATCCAGCCCTTTTTTCGGATGGCGGCTTCTAGCTCTAAAAGATTATGACCGCAGTCGGCATCAAGCACCGCAATATCAATACGCACGGTCTTATCCATGCGCCGCGCGTGACCATCAAAGATGGCTGGCGTATAGCAAGCGCCATCTTTGTTGCCGACGCTTGGTGACGTAAGCATTTTGGAAAGCTCATCAAATAAAAGCTCGCGTCGGTTTTTCCAAACAAATTCTCTAACAGACGTCCCCAGCGTAACGGTAATTGACATTCCATCCCCAACAATTCTCGATTTTTCTATAATCATATTCAAAACGGAATGCGTAAACTTTCATACTCTTCAAGAATAAGAGTCAAAAAATTTAGCCACTCCTCCTTCGTAAGTTTTGCTAAATCTGTTTTGCCGATGCTTTCAAGATACGCCCCTCCCGCTTTACCGGATTTCAAGGCGTCAAAAGGGTCTACTGATAAGCGGTGACTCATGCTTAGAACCTGTAACCAACAATATCGGTGTATTTGCCGGAAGGCTTAACCATAATTTCTACAGGCTTCCTTAAATCGCTTACTTGTGACAACGCTTCAGCAACATCATTTGGAACATCAATGATGTGTGAGCTGTACGATCTCACGCCCCACCATTTGCATGCCTTCTCGCGCGGATATCCGCTGTGTTCTAAGCAAACCCATTCTCGGTGGCGCGATAGTCCTGTTTGATAAGTTACAAGCAAAGACTTTGGTTTCCCCGGCTTCTCATGCAGCGAATACATAACATTAGAAACCTTGAGCCATTCCATTTGGATTTGAGAGGACAGCAGCGCGTTTGTTGAAGCCTTCGTATCTAATTCTGGTTTTGGGGGTGGGAATACATGGCCGCAGTTTCTACAAACCGCAACCCCGGCGAAACAAATCATTTGGCATTCTGGGCACGTCTTGGTCGGCGCTTGCCCTTCTACCGGTTGCCCAGGTCTTTTGACCATCTTGTGAACCATGTCCACCGGGCCAAGGCGTTTCGTATTTCCGGCAAAGTCTAGAACAAGGCAGTCTTCCTTGCCTGTCGCAAGTCGGGTTCCGCGACCCAACATCTGAACGTAGAGGTTAAGACTCTTCGTGGGACGAAGCATCGCAATCAAATCAATCCCAGGAGCGTCAAAGCCTACGGTCAACACGTTCATGTTAGTAACGCAACGAACGCGCCCAGCTTTGAAGTCTTGCAAGGTGCGATCTCGTTGCGCGGCTGGCGTATCGCCGCAGACAAGATCGCAAGTAATGTCTTTTTCGCGCATGATGTCTCTAATGTGTTCAGCGTGACGAACGCCAGAGCAGAACACCAGCCACGAACCGCGATCCTGGCCTTGCGATATAATCTCGTCTACTGCGCTGCGGTTTACTGGATCAAGATCAACCGCGTCTTCCAGTTCAGACTGGATAAACTCTCCGCCCCTTGTATGCACGCCAGACACATCAAGGCTTGTCTCGGTTTGTTTTGGAATAAGAGGAACTAGATAGCCTTCATCAATCATCTTTAGCAGCGGTATGTCGTAGGCAATATCTGTAAACAGAGCATCGTCGCCATCTGTCAGCATACCTTGATCCAAACGATATGGCGTGGCGGTAAAACCAACAATTTTCAAATACGGATTGATAGCCTTAAGATCGGTAAGGAACCGGCGATACATGCCAGACGCAGACTTGTTTAAGAGATGGGCTTCATCGATTAGCACCAATTCGCACTTCTGCACTTCGTAAGCACGTTTGTAGATAGATTGAATACCGGCAAAAATAATTTGTGACTGCAAATCGCGGCTACCTAAGCCCGCGCTGCATATGCCAGCAGGAGCTTCGTTCCACGCCGAGATCAAAGCGTTGAAGTTCTGTTGGATCAGTTCTTTTACATGCGTCAGGACGATTACGCGCGTGTCGGGCCAGTTAAAAATGGCTTCGCGCAAAAAGCTGGCAATGATGAGAGATTTTCCCCCGCCTGTGGGGACGACGACCAATGGGTTGCCGTTGTTCTCTGAAAAATATTTGTAGATCGCGTCAACCGCGTCTCGTTGATAGGGCCTAAGCTCCATGACATTTCACCTGATATTTACACCATTTGCAGACATACCAACTGGGATCGTTTGAGACGCGGGCAAGGGGTGCGCGGGCCTCAAGAATGCGTTTGGCTTTGTCTTTCAATTCATCAAAATCTTTTTTATTAAAATCGGTGCGGACTGCGTCCCAATCTCTGCCGCCGGGAGTACAGACCGTCAGCCAATGACGCGTTAGCTCTGCATACCCCATGTAGCATTGAGCTTGCGCGTAATAGACCGCGTCCCATTCCTTGAGGGCTTCTTTCTCGCCGCGCTCTGCCTTCAGCTTTTTAAGCTTGGCAAACTTAATGTCGTTGACGCACTTGCCCTCCCAGACGTGCCATGTTTTAGGGGCCTGGATTAGGCCAAGCACAACGCCGTCCATATGCCCCTTAAATCTATTTCCAAAGTCGGCATGAGCAAATTGGTTGCCTGTTTGCGGGTCAACGGTGTGAAGCGTCAGGCCTTTTACAAGGCGGATGCGCTCTGCCATCAGGTCTTCGGAGCGATGGCCGTCAGAAAATCGTTTTAGTGTTTCTGCATCAAATTGTTCTGGAAGAGGGTCGTGAAATTCGTACCAAAGCTTGCGCGGGCAAGCGTCACCAATAGCAGACATGCCAAGATAGTTTCGGCGCGGCTTGTTGTTTTCAACTTCTTCTAAGGCGCGATCAGCGGCGTCTAGCGTTTGATCTTTTATCGGTCTAGTTGGAATTTTTGTCATAACATCGCCTAAAAAAATAGGGCCGGTAGAAGGGATCAAAACTACCGGCCCTAAATTAAATTACCGCTTCCAGGGAGGAGATGCCGCAGCGTTGACGGGCGCGGCGGCGGGTCGCGAAGAGTGCGCCGCACCCCCTGACACCGGCTTGTATTCCTTCACTTCGTTTTTAGCTTCGCGGAAGACCCCTGTTTTATCATTACCGGCGGGGACAACCTTTACCGAAGCAATCATGGTGCGATTATGAAGGTCTTCAGCGTCATCAGTATTCAAAACACCTACAGCTCGGCAAATAGACGACAGTGTTTTGTAGGCGATACCAACCGCTTTCTCGCTTGGGTTCACAAGGTTCAGGCGATCAAACAAATGCTGACCTTGATGCGGGCCCTCCATAATAATCATGTCCAACCAAAGATATTTTCCCAATCCGTTTTTAGTGTCGCGCATTTCACTTTGCATGATTGAAACGCGGTAGTCTCCAGGCGAAAAAACTTCGTATCCTTTGCTGGGTTCTACAGAGTTTGCGTCAAATGAAAATCCAAGCTTAGTCATGGTGTTAGGCCTTTTTTTCGGTTGATTGATTAAAGTACGGAATGCCAGCGGCAAAATCCTGCCATGTCATAGGGACGGACGACGGCAAGTTGTAACGCTGTTTCGCAAGATATGCGGGACGCTCTTCGGTGTAGAGGACGCGATCACCGCCGCCAATTGCGCGGGTTGTTTTTTTGCCAAATCCAGCGTCAGTCTTCACAGTGCTGACGCGGTAATTTGCAAAAAGCACAACATCCATTGCTTCTTGAAGAAGCGCAGACGCGCCTTTGTGCATTTTAGGAGAATAGCGGTCGTAAGGCTCTGTTTCAGGTGACTCAAAACGCTCAATCTTTGCATGCGCGATCAAAATTACCGTCATCTTGCGTTCATCACGCAAGGCGCGAAGGCCATCAATCAACACGCGCCAAAGGTCGAGGGCCGCAACGTATCCACGGCCATATCCAGGGGCCTCAATGCTAGACCAATTGTTGTCTTTGCACGCTTGAGCCCAAACAATCGGCTCAAGATGGTCTGCTGAATCTAAAACAAGAGTGTTAAAATTGTTGTCTTCAGTAAACAGCGCGCCAATAGCCTCCATAACTTGATCATACGTCTTCAAAAGACCAAACGTCGGCGCGTCTATCAAGCCAAACCCGTCTTCAGTTTGAATGAATATGGGGTTTGGAGCAGAAGCTGCCCAGCTCGTTTTGCCGACGCCGTGCGTGCCGTACACCATTACAAGCGGTGGGTGCGAAGGTGAGCCAGAGCGAATGTTAGCAAGGGAAATTGTCATTTTGCCAACCTTTCAATTTTAAACGTAGGTTTTCCCGTCCCAACTGTGCGCGAAGCCGCGAACAGGTTGCGAATGGTTTCGGGCCATGCGTTGTATTTAGTTTCAGACACCGAGTATTTAACGCTTACGTAATCCTCAACTGGCTCGTTCCAGCTTCGGATGGTTTCAATCGCATTGAGAATTTTTGTCTGATCCCATTCTACATCTTTGGGAAGATCGGCAATGACAACATGATCATCAACGGTCAGTCGCACACGGCCCGTATCCTTGCCTTCTTTGGCGCGAAGATCGGCGCTGGGCTTTGTAAACCGTTCAACAAGAGCCGCGTGCAGCAAATTATCGTAGGTTCTGCATTTGGCCTTTAGCTCTGTCATCTCCTCAAGCAGCATCGCAAGTTGGTCAATCGGAAGGCTTGCCACCTTCGTCGCTCCCAACTCTTGAAGCTGCGCCAGACTGACGCTGTTCTTCAAAGTAGTCTCCTGCTGTTAAATTTCCTGGCTGAAATAAAACATCACCACGCCAGGGTGATGGCGATGAATTATGTTTTCCCGGCTCGCGCCGAAGCTCTATTTTGAATTTTAGTTCTAAAGTTTCTTAGAATTAGCGTTTTGA